GTCGGACGGGGTCAGGTCCCGCGGGCCACGGCGGCGCCCCTTTGCCGGCCGCCACCCGCGGCACCGTTCCCCGAACCGGAAAAGCTATCTAGTCGCGCGGTGTCCGTCGCGCGGTCGAACCCCCTTCCGTGAGGTCGCGTCACACCTTCAGGGCGCCGGCACCTCCGCGGCAGGGATCGGCCGACGCCGCAATCGCAGCAACTCCTGCGCTTGGCGGTCGGCGAGATCCTCCAACCGGCGAATCGTCCGCTTGTCCCGTTGCCGTTCGGTGGTGAGCAGTTCCAGCTGGCGCTGCAACTTTTCCTCCTCCGTTTCCGTCCGGGTGTGCGTCGCCTCGATGTAAAGATCCTGGGGTCGCATCTTGCCCTCCAACCTCCAACGACAACCGACCTGCGATCACGTCGTCGACGGTTGACTCTGCGACACGCCACGCCCGACCAATCTTGAACCCGGGCAACGTGCCGCGCCTCAATAGCTCGCGGACCATCTTCTCTGTGACGCTGAGTCGTTTCGCAACCGCGGCGACCTTCAGCGCCCTGTACCTGGCTGCGACTGGCTGACCAGTCCCTTTGGCTTCGGCGCAAACCCCCGTAATCATTGGCCCTCTAAATTCCTTCCCTGGTCGGGCTTGCTGCGAGACTCACTGGCCCCTGGCTGGCATGTCTGAGCTAGTCGTCCCCGGTCGGCGGTTCCCACCCCCCGCAAAACAACGCCGAGGACGTGCGTCCCGCGGACAACGACAGGCTGTAAGCTCGTTCGTCGGTGGGCCCGCCGAACCCGCGCCCGGTGGCCTCGTCGAATCCCCGCATGCACCGCCGGCAAAGTTTCCACCTCCGGCCGCCCCGGGTCAGCATGATCACCGGTACCGCGATGCACCCGTCGACGTCGCACTCGCCGATCGCAATGTTGCCGACGAGCCGGTCGTCGGTGGGCAGGTATCCGCGGCGGGACTTGCCCCCCTCCTGATCGGGGTCGATGATCGGCACCCGCCACAATCGGCCGGCGCCCCTCAACCTCTCAAGCTCGCGGCGGGCGGTGGCGGACGACACCGCGCAGAACTCCTGAACCTCGCGGCGGGTCGCCGGGCGACGGTTCCCCTTCACGGTTTCAATTACCGCTCGAAAAATCCGCTCAGTGCAGCCCCGGCGACGGTTCGCCATTCCCCTTTGTAATACCCGCGGCGATCCGTGTCAAAGGTTGTGAGTGAGAGTCCTATCGGGCGTCGTTGTTGAATCCGCCGAGGAGGCTGCCGAACATGGTCCCCGCGTCGACGTGGTCCTTCAACTTTTCGAGGGCGTCGGTGTCCTTCGAGAGAACGATCCCCCGGAACATTCGCAAGAACAGAGCCGCGGTGGCGACCGTCCGAGCCTCCGGCTTGTCGACCGGGACCCACCCGGTACCGCCGCACGTTTCACAGTCCTCGGGATCGATGCGCTGCCCGGACAGTTCTTCGAGCTTGTCGGCTAGCCGTTTGAATGCGGGCAGGACGCCGTGAGCCGCCCTGTGACAGCGGAGAGCTACGACCCGGTGTGCGGTGCCCTCCCAGGCGAGGCGGGCGACTGTGCGCCCCTCGACGGCCACCTCGAGGTGTTCATCCGGCACGCCCGGGAGGACGACCGGATCCTTGGTGACCACCGCGAGCAGGATCGCCTCGGTTCCGTCGGCGTCGATCGGGTAGCTCATTGGAACCCCTGCACCACGATGAACCCTGCTTCGAGGACGACGATCGCCCACGGGATCCAACCAGTCGACCGGTGCCGCCGGTCCAGTTCGAGCCGGTGCTTGTCCAGAGCCTTCGCGGTGTCGCGCCAGAAATCTCGATCGCCGGCGAGCACGGCGGCCCGATCGAGCCCGGCCTGGATTCGGACGTCCTTCGCCGCGAGGTCCCGGGCGAAGCTCGCCCGGTCTGCTTCCCACCGGACCGACGCGAGCCAGAGGTCGCGGTAGTCTACGATCAGGTGGCCGAGCACCTTCCACTCCGGCGGCGAGAAACACTTGTGTTCGAGCCCGTCGATCTCGACTACCTTGCCGAGCGGTGGTGTGATCAGGTCCGGCCGACTCCACTCAGGCGGGGCCAATAAAAGCTCATCGTCGGCGCCGGCGACCGTACACCACAGCGTCGACGTCACCAATAGAGCTAGCGTCATCAATCGCAGCATGATCCTCCTCCCGTCGCGCCGCAGCCGCGGCGCCCTCGGCCTTGCGCGCGTCGCGCTCGGCCCGTTCACGTTCGGACACGGCGGCGGCCTCCCTGTCCCGAGCGTCGATCCGTTCGAGCGCGTCGGCCACGCCCCGATCGTGCGCGTCACCGGCCGCGGTGATCACCGTCCCCGGTGCCGACGGTCGGCCCCGCATCACGAACCACAGCACGGCGGCGACCAACGCCAAAACCAACGGCACCGCGAGCAGGACTTTCTGCCACGTCGGCCGCGCACCAAACCAACGGATCACCTCGGCCGGTCGGAATCCCTGGCACTTCATTTTTCATCGCCTCCCAGCTTGTCCTTCACCAGCCGCTTGATAATCTTGCGGCCGTGCGCCGCGACGAACCCGGCCCACAATCCAGTGAGGATCGGTTCCTGTACCTTCTCGGCGCCGTCGCCAAACTGGCCCACCGCGAACGCGCCCGCGACACCGAGCGCAAGCGGGATGATCGGCAGGAACTTGCGCCACCACTTGTTATCCGCGAGCTTGCCCTTGCCGAGCTTGACCTGCCCGACCCCCCAGAGCAATGCGACGATCGCCGCGGAGATTGCGAGCACCTGAGGTGTGAGTAGCTGATTGACTAGGTCCATGGTCGGTTCTCCCCTCCGGGTGACGCCGGAAAAACAAGCCCTCGCGGGTGCCCCGGGTCAGGTCGGCCAACCGACCCTTCAACTCGGTCCACCCTTCGAGCCCGTGCTCATCACCGACGAACGACCCCGCGTGACTAGCCGGAGTCGACAACCGGTGCAGCGTTTCCTCCCGGGTTTCCTCGAAGCGCCCCGCCCGCAAGCACTCTTCGCACACGATCACACGGCGACGCACCATGCGATCGCCGTCGGGCAGTTCCAACCATACCACCTCAGGCTGATTCTCGTCACCTCCTCGGGCCACCGGTCGACGTGCGGCCCGTGCGGTGCGGCACACTTCGCAGAAGGGCCAGGGTCCCTTGTCGTAGTTCAGAGCGCGGACGGTCACGGCCACCCCCGCTCGATGTCCCGCTCGTAGGCGTCGGCCGCGAGGTCGGCGGCGTGGTCGTCGGGTTCGAGGCTGTCCTCGTACCGGGCGATCGCGGCCTCCTCCGCGGCGGCCTCGCCGGCGGCCAGCTGTTCGTCGGTGTAGTCCTCGCACTCGCAATACCCGTCCTCGGCGAGGTACCAAGAGCGGCACCGCGGGCAGTAGTTCCGGGGGTTCATTCCGCCCCCCCGTCCACGATCGATCCGTCCTCGATGATCACCGCGGCCGGGTCGTCGGTGCCGACCCGCTCGATCAGGATCTGCATCCCGTGGGCCTCGGCGAGTTCGGCGACGAGTTTCAGGTGCGCGTCGTCGAGGAGCGAGCCGTCGCGGATCAAGAGGAGCTTCAACTCCGGGTTGGCGGCGATCCCCATCGCAACCGACGCCCGCAACTGCTCAGCCTGGGACGCTTGCGCGAACGGCACACCGTCCAACGTCACGCCGTCCTCGGTGAAGGCCAGCCCGTCCACCGGTAGATCGGCCGCGGCGATCGCGTCGTCGATCTGCTGTTTCAGTTGTTTCAGCTGGTCGTCGTGCGTCGCCGCGTTCGCGCGGTGCCCGTCCAACTCGCCGAGGGCGCCGGCCCGGGCGAGGTTGTCCCGCACCTTCTGGTTGATCGATGCCGCGTCGGCGATGCGCTCGGCGATCGCGTCGCGGTCGACATCCGGCATCGCGTCGAGCCGTTCCTTGGCCTCGCGTCCGGCGTCGCGGATCCGCTCGCGTTCGTCGACCAACCCTGCGATCCGTTCGCAGATTTCGTCGTAGTCCTTCCGCAACCGGTCGACCTCGCCCTGCGCCACGATTCTCTCACCGTGCGCCTTGACCGCGGCGGCCTGTTCCAGTTCGAGATCCTCCAACGACACCTCCTCGTCGGGGGCGTCGTCGTGGTGCGGCATCTCGGCGAGCTTCGCCTCGAGGCGTTTCACGTCCTGCCGCTCGGCCCGCCGGGCGGCGTACTGCTCGGCGTGCAACTTGCGGAGGTCGTCGACATCGATCCCGGCGATGCGCTGCACCTCGTTCGCTTGGTCGGTGGGCCCCATCCGGGTGAACGCCAACGGGTCGAAGGACAGGCTCGAATACAGCCGGTCCAGCACCTTCTGCGGCGTGCGGAGTTTCGCCCCGTCGGTGGCCGTCACTGTGAGAGTCCCGCCCCCCTTGTTGGTGGTGAACGACCGGCGGATCGTGAGGTCGTCCAGCTCGCACACGACGAGAGCTTTTTTCTCGCCGTCGCGCACCGGCTTGGTCGGCGCCGCGTGTCCGCCACCGAGCGCAGCTTGGATCGCGTCCAGCACGGACGACTTGCCCTGCGCGTTGTTCCCCGCGACCACGGTCACCCCGGACTCGGACGGCCGAATCTCGACCGCCCTGAGGCGTTTGAAGTTGGTCGCCTCCAATCGGATCAGTTTGCTGGTCATGGTGTCCCCTTCGTAGTTGTCGCCGACCGCGTCAGCGTCGGCGGTGTTTGTCCGCGTCCGGGCACGTGGCGAAGTGGCTGACGTAGGTGTCGACCACCGTCGCCACCGCGTCGAACATCGGACCGTCGGGATGCTCGAGCACGACCCGTTTCTCCGGCTTGGGGTCGAGCGGGATCGCCTTCCCCTTCTGCGTCTTTGCCCAAATGATCTCGGCGCCGCAGCTCTTACACGTCGGCATCGTTGGCCTCCTTGCGGCACTGGCTGCACTGCCGCGGCTTGATCGACTCGAGCGGGATCCCGATGTGGTGCGAGGCCGCCGGCATCTCGTGACCACACTCGAGTATGTTGTAGACGGTGCCCCCCGATCTGCGCTGGCCGACGACCACCCGCCGCGGACCACGACGGCCGCGGCCGCGTGGACGATCGCGTCGGCGTCGGTGTCCGCGTCTAGCCACGCCCTGCCTCCATGTCGTCCCGCTCACCGTCGGCCAACATCTGAAGGCGCAGATCGTCGATCTCCTCCTTCAGCGCCAGCACGCCCTCGGCCAGCTTGGCGACGGTCTCCATCGGCACCGAACCGTGTAGCGTTTCGGTCAGCACGCCCTCGGCGAGGTCGGCGACCTCGTCGACGTCGATATGTGACAGATCAAACCTCGGCATCAATCACCTACCTTCCCGATCCGGCGCAGGGCGCCGATCGCTGTCCGTCCGTTGTCCCCGTTCGCGTCGTCGGGGTTGTCGGCGATCGTTTCGAGAGCCTCAACGAGGACCTCGTTCTGCTCGGATGCGCGCCGGTTCGCCCAATCCAAAAGCCACGCGGCCGCGGTGCCGGGGTCGTCCCCCTCGAAAGACTCCGCGAGCCAGTTGACTAGCTCGTCGGTGGCGCATTCGGTCGGCGGTTCGATGTGCGGCAGCTGCGCCCGGCACCCGTCGCCGTCGCAGAACTCGCACCCGACGCACCGCGGGATCTTCATCCGGCCGCGTCGGGTTTCGAGTAGCTCAATGATGTATCGCTCCATGAGGTCGACCGCGTCGGCGTAGTACATAACGAGAGTCTCGTAATCGCCGTTGCGTTGGAGCGCGTGCTGTTTGAACGCTATCCGGTGGCACCGCCGGCACAACCGAGCTTGCAGGTAGTCGGACCCCTTCAACCCGATCCCGCCGGTGCCGAAATGGTGAGCCTCCTCGAACGGCGACACCCGGCACTGACAACAGACCGCCGTGAACCTGTGTACGAATTTCAGAAAGGCTTTGTCGCGGGGTGTCGGTCGGCGTTGGTTCATCGTGCCCCGGGGGCCGTGCCCTCGAGGGATCGTCCGAGCGGGTATGATGACGGACACCTACACGGAGGGCACCGGGTAGGGTTGCTCAGACGATCCCGCGAAGGCGCGGCGTTGCGTTCGTGGGTTGGGTTGTTCCCGTCATCATGGGGGAATCGTAACACCGCCCCGCGAGCGTGTCAAGCTGTTTCTATGTCAGCGGCGTGACGGACGACGCGGTCGAGGGAATCACGCCGTTGTTGTGGTCGTCGAGCAGCTGATTGAATTCGCCGATCAACTCGTTGAGCTTCGCCTTGATCGCAGATACGTCTCCGGCGTCGTCGGACCACGCCCCGATCCCGCGGACGAGAGCCTCGAACGGAGACTCTCCCCACGCGGTCCCGCATGGGTACTCGTCGCCCTCCCACTCGACCGTTGTGTCCGGTGTTCCGAGAGCCGCGCGGGCCCCCGGGAACTTGCCCTCGGACGGGGTCAGCCCGTCGGCCTCGGCGCGCACCTTGGTTTTGATGTCGTCGGCAGCTGCCATGGTCTACTCCTCGTCGGTGTCGTCGTCGGGCGGTTTCGGTTCGTCCACCTCGAAGCAGCCGGCGTGGTACGCGGCGTCACGGTAGACCACCGCCTCGCGTTGGTCGATGATCGGAGCACCGCACGCGGCGCACGTGGTCAGGTCCGCGGTCGGGTGATCGAGCAGCGCGGCCGGGATCACCGTCCGCTCGCCGATCTCGATCTCCGTCTCGCCGTCGTCGCCGTCGAACACCGCGACCACCCGCCCCACGACGAACCGCTCGACCCGGCCGGACAGCTGGTCGGTGGCGCGCACGGTCAGTTGCTGCCACGCGATCGCCTTCGGGTGCATCACGTTCGCGTCGACCACCTCGATCTCTGGGTCGGGCGCGTCGGCGCGCATCACGTCGCCGGGTTTCAGCTCGAGGCTGTAGTCGTGCGGTGCGTCGAGCGAGGCGATCCGATCTTGGATGTCCGTCACCGCTTGCGCCGACGGGGCTGGACGTCGCGGCCGATCGGCCCACCGTGGACACCGGCGCGCGTGACCGGGCGACCCGCCTTCTTGAGAGGCTTGCCGGACTTGTCCGGGTCGATGTAGGCGACCACGTCGAACCCCTGCTCGGGTGCGGCGAACGACACCTTGCGGCACCGCGTCCCGAGGCGCCGGCGGATCTCGACCTCGATCTCCGGTAGCCGTTGCGTCATGCGCTGGTTCTTCGGCACATCGAGCGTGAGCTTCTCGACGGGCACGGCGGCCGGTGCCGGTTGCGACCGGTCGATCCACGGCCGGGTTTCCATGACCTGCACAGTTACGGTGTTCTTCTTCACGTCGATCCTCCTGCCCGGCGGGCCCGGGCGGCCTCGGTTTCGAGCGCCCGGAGGGCGTCGAGGTAGAGGCTGTTATAGATGCGTGCCGACCTCGTATTTACCACGGCGGCGCCGTTGAAGAAACGCTTCTCAAGGTAGCGAAGCTCGTCGGCCCTCGGGATGTCCCCGGCGACCAACCCGGTGCGCCAGATCCCGACGGCCTCGCCGTGGTCGAGCCGGACGCGGTGATCGCCGTCCCGTTGCAGGACGATCGTCACCGTGTACTCCGGCGCGCCGGACCGCTTGCCCTCGTACCAACACCGGGTCACCGCGATCGGGACCACGACCCCCTTCGCAGCTGGCATCAATCTTCTCTCATCATTCGCATTTCGTGATCGATCCGGTTGCGGAACATCAGCATCATGTCGTGCCGAGCCCGGGCGACCTTGATCTTCCAACAGTGGCCGATTTCCTTCATCCCTCGCTCGCCCGCGGCGTAGACCGATAGCGGCCCCATCCAATCGGCGTTGGTCCATTCGTGATCGTCGAACCCGTCCGGGTAGCAGATCGGGATCCGCGAGGCGAACCACCGCACCCCGAGCAGCACGCCGAGGTTCGGGCGTTTCTGGACGTACTCGGGAGCGTACCCGGCGAGGGCCTTGCCGTGGACCTGCATCAACCCGACCTCCCCGTGTGAACGACCGACCACCTCCGGCCGCACCGAGGATTCGAGCTTGATCATCACCCCGATCAGGATGTGCGTGTTCGGGTGCCGCGGGAGGCGGCCGCCGTTGTCGGCCTCTTCGTTTTGATAGATGAGCACTGCGTCGGCGACCATCTCTGCATACTCTTCGAACCGGAGCCTCCGGTAGTCGTCCGGGCTGGCGTCGTCGTCGTCGAACATCAGATTCCAGAGGATCACCAACTCCTCGACCATGGTTTCACGTGGAACCTCCGACTCGGGTATGTCCTCCGGCGCCGGCGGGTGGCAAGGTTCCTCCGGGCAGAGGATGCACGAACACTCCGGCTCGGGCTGGGCCTTAAGCCAGGGTGTCGCGGTGGCGGTCGGGGTCGGTACAATCGGCGCGGCGGATCCTTCGGTCGGGTTGACAGCTGCGGACAGCAGCAAGTAGCAGACGAGGGCGAGTAGCGTTGCGGCGATCACCGCCAGCACTCGAATGATTCTTTTCGTCCTGTGTCGCATTCAATCTCCGTTGCCCCTCAGACTCTCAGCCGGGCGAGCAACCGCGCCCACTATACCACACCGCCCCCCTCGCCGCGGAGCCTGAGGTCGTCTCGTAGGTCGTCCTGTGCTAGATGTCGAGCCCGGCGACGGCCGCCATCTGCCGACATTCCTGCTCGACCTGATCCTCGAACGTTTCCCACGGGAACCCGGCCGGGTCCACCTTCCTCCGGGTGATCTGCAAGTGGCCGATCATCCCGGTGTGCTGGATCGCGTCCTCGACCTTCGTCCTCGGGATCGCACCGTCCACCCGCGGGAACTTCGGGAGCGGCGGGAGGTCCGTGTCCGGCTGGCGCAAGCGGAGCGCGGTCCACACCCCGGCCCACAACTTGGCGAGGGCCATGAGCTGCGGGTCCGGCATGCCGAACACCTCGCGCCGGACACCGTGCACCACCTCCTCCACGACGGGGTGGGGCAGGTTCTTGCGTTTGAGGCAGCCGCGCGGCGAGTAGTAGTCCGGGCACCGCTCGAACTCCGGGTATAGCGCGCACTCGACTCCGACCGACGCCTGATTGAAGGCGCCCCCCGCGTGCCACGCACACTCGATCGCGTCGAGGAATTGCCAGAGCATCGGCGCCCCGTGGGCCAACCCGCCGCCGTCCTCGAGCGCGAACTGCACCGAGAGCTTCCGCTGGTTGTGGAGCACCTGATACATGATGGACGGATCCTCGCGGTCGCCGCCGGAATGGTGGATCACCAGCTGGCGGATCCCGGCGAGCCCGGCTTGCCGCTTTGCGTACCGCCGGCCTTTGATGATCCGCACCTTCACCTTGCCGGTGTGCCGGTCGACCTTCTCGACGCGGGCCGTGTTGGTGAGGTAGGCGTTGAGCCCGCGCGGGTGATCCCACCGCCGGACCCCGACGCCGATCGAGTAACAGACCCCGCCGACGGCGATCGCCTCGGTGTCCTTGTATCCGGCCCCGGTCAGGTCGATTTGCTTAGTATTCATCGGTTCCCCTTTCGCTGTCGGGCGGTGCCCCGTGTCGGTCACCGTCTCCAACGTACATCGTCGGCATGTCCGCGTAAAGCGTCTTGACCCCCGTGGGCCCCTCGGAATTCTTGGCGACCTCGCACCGTAGTTCGTGCGGGTCGCGTTGTTCGTCGTAGAACGACCACCAATGGAGCAGGATTACGAGCTTCGCAACCTGCTCGATTTCGCCGGTCTGCCGCAGATCAGAGAGTCGCGGCGGTTTCCCCTCGCGTTGTTCGCCCGGCCGTTTGAGTTGCGACACCGCGAGCAACGCGCACCCCAGTTCGTCGGCCGCGGCGACAAGCTCGCGCATTTCGAGCGTGGCGATCTCGTAGAGGTCCCGACCCTTGCCGGATAGCAGCTGCAAGTAGTCCACGATCAAGAGGTCGAGCCCGTGCTGTTCCTTGTGCCCCGCGGCGAACTGCCGGATCCAATTCGCCGACACCCCTTTGCGATCGCAGATTGCGATCGGCAGGGACCCGGCGACGTTGCCCGCCTCGATGAGCCGAGGGTGTGCGTCGTCCGGCACCTTGCGATCCTGCAATAGATTGGCATCGATGTTCGCGTGACGGGCGAGCAGCCGCGTCCACGTGCGCTGCTTGGTGTCCTCCAATCCCATGATCAACGGGCGATAGCCGAGCGACGCTGCGTTGCTGGCGATGTTCAGCGCGGTGACAGATTTCCCGTTCGACGGTCGGGCGCCGAGCACCGACACGATCCCCCGCGGGAGTCGGATTCCACCGAGCCCTGCCGGGATCATGTCGCGGGGTTCCTCGGTCGACGTCGCCGCGTCGTAGGCATCGCGGATCCCGTCGTCGGCGAACTGCACCCCCTCGACAACTTGGTTCTCGGCGGCGGCCGTCACCACCGACGAGCGCGCCCGGGTCAGGAAGTCCTCGGCTCGGTCGTGATTCGAGAACCCGTCGGCGACGATTTGCTGAGCGGTGTAGATCATCTGCCGGACGGCGTAGGAATCCCGCACCGCCTGAGCGTAGTTGTCGATCCGACTCACCAACGGCACGTCGTCGGTCAGGTTGGAGAGAGCAGCTGCGCCGCCGGCGCGCTCGAAGTAGTCCCGACGCTTCATCTCGGCGGCGATCGTCACCACGTCCACCGGCTCGCCCCGGTCCTTCAACTTGCAGGCGCAGTAGAAAATCATCCCGTTGGTCTGGACGTAGAACATCCTCGGATCTGGAATGATCGTTCGGGCCCGGGCGATCGTCCGGTCGTCGAGGAGGCAGCACCCGAGCACCGCCTCCTCGGCCACCCGATCGTAAGGCGGGACCCGCCCCTCGGGACTCGTCATCGCTGGCTGGCGCCGTGTCCGGCGTTGTCCCTCGCGGCGTTCCATATCATCCATTGCGCCGCTCGACTTCCCCCCGCCACCGGGCGATCTTCTCGGGTTCTTCCCCGTCCGCCTCGGCCTTGGCGATCGCGTCCTCGACCGTCATCCCCTTCGGCACGAACAACCCGAACGGGATCCACTCGTCGGCGGGCGGATCAGAGCCAGAGGGCGGGGCCTTGCTACATTCCTTTTCTACCCAGCTTTTGATGTGCGAGCAGACCGCGTGATCCTGCCACCGATAGCCGGGCGCCCGGGTCCGGTCCCACTCGAACGCGAGCTTGATTTGCTCGAGCGCAGCGGCACCGTACCGCCCGGCGAGGATCGCGGTGGTTTCCCACGTGATCTGCGGGTTGGCGTTCGGCCGTTCGAGCAGGATCGCCTCGAACGCGGCCCGGTGGTGTCCGTCTTTGAAATCGGTATAGTCATCCAACGCGGGCGGGCGCGCTCCTCCCTTGGGAGGTTCCGATCCTTTCCGATCCGATCGGCGTGACAGCGGGCTGTCACTGTGACCACCGTTATCCGGCGTGACAGGGTGTGACGTCACGGACGCCTCGCGCTTGCGCTGGCGGTGTCGTTGTTGCCGTGCAGCTGCGGTCGGGTCGACGTTGAACTTGCCGTAATTGTGGACGACCACGTGATCGGCCTCGACGGTCAGGATCGCGCTATGCTCGGACGCCAGGAAACGCATCTGCGCGAGGACCTTTTTCTCGAACCCGACGGCGCCGAGCATCGGTGCTAAATACTCGACGTTCCAGTATTTTCGCGGCAGCTTGCCGCGCCCGTTGCGGAGCTTGATCTGCCGGACGAGGAACAGCACCAACGCCCGGCCGAACACATCCAACGGGACCACGTCGGGATCCGTGTCGAACCCCGTGCTAATCAGGACAGCTTGCGCCATTGGTTCGCCTCATGTGCTAGCGTGACGTCACCGTGACAAGCGTTATCAGCCGTGACGTCACGACAGGTTGCCGGCCCCGATCTTACGAGGCAAGCCCCCTCGGTCAACCGTTCCCCTCGGCCCCGTTCTTCTCAGCCTTGATCGGCCACGGCGGCGTGGCCCCCTCGAGCACGCTCAGGGCCGTGTGGATCCGGTGCGGGTCGGACCATTTGCCCGACCGAACGAACCGCTTCCACTGGTCGCGCAGGATTTCCTTCGCGCACTCGATCCGGGCGTTGGCGTCGTCGTCCTTGCCGTCGGGGAGGATCCCCATCTCTTTGAGCGCGGTGAAGATGCTGACCCCGGCGGGCAGGTGCATCCTCGCCCACGCGGCGAGAGAGTCGCGCGCCGCGGCGACGGTCCCCGACGGTGCCAGCTGACACGGTTCGTTGAACGGCGGGACGATACCGGACCCCGGGCCGTCGTAGACCAACCCCTTCGGCTGAGCCAGGGACGGGTCGCCGTCGCCGTTCTCGGCGAGGGGCAGTTCGGACTGCTTGTCCCCGTCCATGTGCCCGGCAAGGTCGATCCCGAGAGCCTTGCCGACCTCGGCCAGCTGGTCGTCGGTCCACGGGATCTGGCCCCGGACGCGGTAGTCCAGCTGCGGACGGCTCAGGTTCGGGCACCGCTCGGCGAGGTCGGTGATCGTCGACACCCCCTTCGCCTTCATCGCCGCCCGGATCCGGGCCCGCAATTGCTGGCCCTTCGCGTCGAGCGTGCGGGTCGCGGCGGTGTACCGCTGGCGCCAGCACTTCGGCGACGCCTTCTCGTTGAAGGCTCGGTTGGCGGTGGCGGCCACCTTCTCGGCGACGTCGATCGGCCACCGGCCGGCGTCGGTCCCGTCGATCTCTCGGACGAGCTTGCAGAGTTGCGCGCCGTGCTGCGATCGGACGTAGTGGTCAGGCTTCGTTTTCGGTTTCTTTTTCCGTGGCATTGTAACCCCCTTCGGTTATGTGCCTACTTGCGTGCGAACGGATCCTCCTCACCGGGGTCCAGCAGCGTTCCCTGCGCCCCTCCTTCTCCCGCGGCGAACGGGTCGGGCTCGTCGTCCGGCGGGGCAGGGGGGGGCGTGTCGCTCGCCTCAGCCCCGGGATCGGGCGCCGGGTCCGCGGCCGGCTCGGGCTCGGGCTCGGGCTCGGCGGGCGGCTCCGGTGGCGGGACCACCTCGCCGGTTTCGGGGTCGACCTCCGGCTCGTCGTCGGGCGGGGTGTCGCCGGGGGGGCCGGGGTCGGCCGGCGGATCAGAGTCCGGTGGCGCGGCCCCCGCCTTGAAAAAGTCGGTGATCCGGGCCATGCCGTCGCGGATCGAGTTGTGGATCTGTTGGAGGCGCGGCATCTCCTCCGGGCGGGTGGACCGCAACGGGTGGAGCAGGAACCCCTCGAGCTGGGCCTCGGTGACGCCAAGCTCGCCGAACCGGATCACCATATCGCGGACCCGGTCCTCCATCGGGCGGCCGTCGCCGGCGCGCAGGGTGTTGTGGACGAGGCGCATCGCTTCGTCGAGGTAGTCGGCCGGTAGGACCTGCTCCAAGCAGGACCGGACGCGACGCTGAGCCATCGAGGCGATCACCTCGTAGCGGTCGCGCTCGGCGGTGACCAACTCCACCCCGCCGGACTTGTCCCGGGCGTGCCGCACCCAGAACTCGCGCTTGACGCGGACGTTGGCCTCCATGTCCCAGGCGTAGGCTTCGACCCTGGACACGTCGCCCTCGCGCTCCAACTCGCGGTAGCCGTAATCGACGTTGCGATAGCACGCGGTCAACTCGCGGATCGCCTTGATCCCGAGGCCGGTGATGGACTGGCCGCCCCGGCTGAAAGCGTACACCGCCCGGTCGGCGAAGGTCGCCCGCTTGCACGTGCGGCGCATCCGGGTCCACACGTCCTTCTCGTCGCGCGGGTTTCCGAGCGCGGCGATCATCATGACCTGCACCTCGGCCACCGCGCGAGCCTGTTCTCCGGTGGCGGCGATCGATGCCATCGCCACCCCGGGCGAGGCCGGGTCGTCGGTGCGCGCCAGCTGCGCCGGCAGTTCGTCGTGTGTCGTCGCCGGCACGTCGTCGAAAGTCTCAGATTTCTGCTCGTTCATCGTCCCCTCCTATGCCACGTTGGGGAGGCGTCGCAATCGATCCGGTATCAGATCGCAGATGCCCCAATATCCGCACCACGTATGCGAGCACCACCAATCCCGCTCAGGCTTCGCGCCCGGGTAGTTGCCCGCCTTCTGCATCGCTTCCATTATCTGCACCCGGCGGGCGAGAGCGGCGATGTCGTCCGGCCCTCGGGTTGTGTCGAGGGGTTGGTGGTAGCACCCCTTCGTTTTCGTGTGGACCAGCACGTCGAACGTCACCCGGTCCGGGTAGGATCCTTCAAGCTGGCGGATCATTTCGGCGTAGACCGTCGGCTGAGTCTCGGTGTGCGGTCGTAGCTTCGGCCACTTCCGTTTGGAGGTTTTCAGGTCGGTCAGCCGGCGGTCCTCGGTGTAAACGTCGACGTACCCGATCACCGTTTTGTCGACGCCGGGCAGAGACATTTCCAGCCGCTCTTCAACGAGGGCGGGTTGGGTCCCGGGTGCGACATCGGCCGCGAACACTTTGGTCAGCTGGACGGCCTTGTCCTTGTGCTCAGAGAGGATCCTGTCCTTGGCCGGGAGGTCGTCCCGGGAGAGAAGGATCCCGTCCTCGCGGAGCCGTTCGTTGTAGCGGGTGACCGCGGCGTCGACCAGCACGTCCACCGGCTCGTCGACCCGCGAGATCAGCTTGGCCCTGAAGTTCAGTTCGGCGGCGCCGTGCACGCTACCACCGAGGATCAACGCGATCCCCGGCGGGAGCTTCAACCCTTGCTCGTACCGGTAGCACCACTGCCGAGGACACCGCCAGAACATATCGATCTGTGAGCTTGAATGATGGTCGACCATCGAACCCCCTTCCGTTCGAGTCGGTCTAGCTAGCTCGCGGCCCGGGCCAACGGTGCCCCGGCGGTGAACCTCCCGAAGTCCGCCCACTCGTCCTCGGTAACCGGGCGGAGCAGATCGGCCGGCGGGACGTCCAGCGCATCGGCGATCCGGCGGACGTGTCCGAGGCTCGGGTTGCCGGTGCGGAGCAGTTCGTTGAGAGCTTGCCGCGACATCCCGATCCGGCGCGCCAACTCGGCCACCGAGAGATCCCTCCGCGCCGATAGCACTCGCACCTTGTCGTGTACCGTTTCGGTCGGGGGTTTCGCCCGGGGTGGTGCCGGTTCGATTGACGTGCCCGGCGGAACCAAGAGCCACGACGGGCGGACCCCGATCACACCGGCGATCCGCTCGACCCACCGTAGCCTCAGATTCTCCCGGCTGAGCAGCGTGTTGAGGTGTTGCGGCGTGGTGCTCAGAGAGCGCGCCACGTCGGCGAGCTTCAGCCCCGCCGCGGCCGCCGCGATTTTGACTTGCATTCTGATGTCAGTGTCCATGCTATGAACCTCCCCGCCGATAGGCATACACCGCGGGCCCGTTCGCGTCAAGCGTTGCTAGTCGAAAAGCTTGCCGCACCGGACGCGGATCACGTTGCGCGCCACCGGCTCCACGTCGACCGCATCGCCACCGCTGATTTCGAGCGTCCCGGTGTCCGGGTCGTAGGCGGCCTTGATCCGAACGCGGTGCTTGCATTCGGAGAACGGCACCATGGAAAAGATGATCGGCTCGCCCTCGGGAATCGGGGTCCCGCGGTCGTTGTCGATGCCGAGGTGCCCCCACCGGACCCGGGACCCCGGGTCGGTGGAGGCGCGCAGCTTGCGGTTGGCGGATTCGAGATCGGCGGTGAGCTTGTCGATGTGTTGCCGGGCCCACCGCGGGAGCTTGGCGATCCGCGCGGTGATGTCGTTGTCGTTGTCGTGACCCATGTTCAGACCTCCGTGTTCAGCCGGTCGGATGCGACGGCCAACCGTGCACCGATCCGGGCCAGGGTGTCGTAGTAGCCAGCCTCGAGGTGGCCCCCGCCTTCGTGTCCCAACTCATGGATCACCAATCGCAGGATCGGGACGGCCGGTCCGGCGAACCACGACTTGCCGAGGAGCGCGACGTTGAACCGGACGTGACCGGGTGTGTAGTCGGCGGACACCGTGGCCTCCGGCGAGTGCAGGAACGTGACCCGGACGTCCATGTTCAGCCCGATCCGGGCCACGGCCTTGGTCATGCGCTCGACCCGGAGCATTCCCGGGGTCAGCTGGTTGCGGTTCAGGATCTTCGCGTTGGCGGTGCCCCGCTTGAATTTGTCGGTGGTCGCCGGGACCGCGTCGGCCGATCGGAATTGCTCCCATTCGGCCGCGGAAAGCTCCCGCGATCCGACGATCGTGAAGCCGTTGGCGATCGCCCGTTCCTTGCCCCATCGATCACCGGGCGAAACCACCACCCGATTCTCGCCCCATCGCAGGTCGGCGACCCGGCGCACGGTGTCGCCGTCGATGTCGGGAGAGGTCGTCGCGTCGCGGACCCAAGCCTCCGACACATCGTCCGGGCTCAGGTCGTCGACCAACTCGTTAGCCACGAACGCACGCACCCGGCGCAAGTAGCTCGGCCGGACGTTGTCGCGGTCGGCGTTGAGCGGGACTTTCTGGCCGATGTCCACGTGCCAGCGGTCGCCGGTTTCGACAACCGGCAGCCCCATCTCGTAGAGCGTCGGGGACTCGCCGCGGAGCGTGTCGAACACCCGCACCGCAACCTTGCGCCGGGATTCCCTCATCACCCCGTCGGCGTCGGCGAGCGGCACCGGGAGCGTGCACGTGAAGCTCGCCCGCGGTTCCCGGCTCGGGAGCTTGTCGCCGTTGATCGTGGTGTCGATCAGGTCCGGCGGAATGAACGTCCGAGCCAGGCTCAGAGCGTCGTCGATTTGCTGGCGGGTGATCGGGACCTCGGCCTCGAACACGGAGCCGGATTCGGTCTTGCGCCGGCGCCGCTTGCGGGTGCCGTCGGACTCGAACCGGACCGCCCCGGTGGTGGTGGTGATCTCAGCCCAGCGACAGAGCGCGAGGACCAGCTTGTCACCGAGGCAGAACCGGCCCCGGGCGTAGGGGTCGGTTCGCTTCCGCGTGTCCGAGAACAACGTCCAAGCGTGGGCCAGTTCGTAGAACCCCTCCGGCGCGTCGTCCTTCACGACGAGCAGCGCGGACCGGGCTCCGGCCACCGGCTCAAGCTTGACGTCGACCCGGGTCACCCCCGGCTCATCCCACGCATTCTGAATCAGCTCGGCGAGGATGAAGCCGGGGTTGCGGTCGGCGACCAGCTGACGTAGACCACCGCGATCCACGTCGAACCATCCTTGTTTTTTCATTCGGTGCCCTCCATTCTGTTGTCCATCTCGTTGCAGGTTTCGCACACCCGGGGCGTGACCCACACGTCCTTGCCCTTGCGGCGGCGTTTGTACTTGATACCCTCGACCGGGTAGTCGTGGAACTTCACCAGCGGCTTGCCGCAGCCGGCGCAGGTCGGTTTCGGTTTGATCCGGCGTCCCATGCCGCCCCCCCCCCTAGATCCCCGCCGCGCGGCGCAGTGCGGCGATCGCCCGGACGTAGCCGAGCGAGGAGCCAACGACAGCCTCGCGGTGGTGGACCGACCACGTTCCGTCGTGGTCTTTGTGGAGGTCGCCGAGGCGGTAGCCGTCGACGTAGATCGCGTGGTGGTAATGGGTATATTCTACGATTCCGAGCCTATTCATTTTGCCCTCCGGTCCGTTGTGTTGCCCCGTCATCATGAAGCTATCGTTACACGCAGGCTCGGCCGTGTCAACAAAAATAAGCATGGCGGTGCTGATTTTTCTGGGGGCCGCTTGGAGAGCGGGCGGGCGGCCGGCTAGTTGGGCAGCGGATCCCGGTCCAGCTGGTCCGGCGGCGCGCCGTCGGGATCGGATCCGCAGTCGCCGCACCGGGGCGCGCCGGGCTCGACCTCGGCGCCGCACCGCGGACACGTCCACGGGTCGCCGTCGTCGGGTTCGTCAGGGACCGCCTCGAGGGGAGCCTGCAACGGTTTGACGTCGACCAATGTCAGCCCCCGCGCTTCGAGCTTGTCGAGTTCCTCGTCCGTCTCAGTGCCTTTGACGATGTACTCGATCGCCGTCGGTAGGAACGCGGAGAAGATCGCCGGGACGCGGTCGCCGTTCCGGTTCAGCACCTCGCGGTGAGCGAGCAGAACCCACGTCTCGCCGACGACGAACCCTCGCGGAACCGCGGTGATCCGGCGGGACACTCCCATCCTCGCCGCCTCGCCAGAGAAGGCCGCCGGGGTCGGGTAGAACTTGCCGCCGATCCACAAGAGCCCGGCGCGTTCCGGGCACCTCAGATCAGAGAGGATGCACCGCCCGGCGCAGGACTGCGGGTCGGCTTGCATCGTCCGGCACAGGGTCCCGGTGATCAGCTGCCGGGGTTCGATCCACGTCCACGATCGGGCGGGCTTGATCCCCTGGCCGCAGCACGGGCACACCCGCAGGTCGATCGGCAATCGGCCGCACGGCTCGCCCTCCGAACCGGCGACCAAGTAGAGCCCGCCGGCCTTCCGAAAGCCGCAGCCGCGGGCCGCCTCGTAGCTTGTTCTGATCGTTGCCATGTCTATGCCCCCCCCCCCGCCGCGTCGACATCGCAGCCGCAGCCGGGGCACCGCTCGCCGGCGTCCTCCTCGGGGACAAGCTCGCCGCACTCCGGGCAGGTCACGTCGCCGACCTCGGCGGCCAGCTGGTCCTCGTAGTCGTAGACCCACCCCGGGATCGCGGCCGTCCTCGCAGCCAGCTTGTCGGGCGCGTGGAGGGTCGTCCTTCCGTCGTCGCAGGTTATCGGCATCCTAACCCCCTTCGGTTAGTGGACGGAGCCAGAGGACCCCGTCCGGTTCGTCTAGTTGTCCGCGCCGTCGACGACGCGAGTGTCCAGTACCTTGATGTGAGTGAAAAACGAAATCCCGTCCTTGTGTTCTTTGGCCTTCCCCCGGAGCCGGTATTGGATCCGGTCGTGGTCGACGCCGTTGAGGTTCGCGTCGTTTTCGGCAGAGAAGATCGCGTTGGCGGCGTTCCCCTCGACCGAGCTTTTCCACCAGATTTTGACCCCGTCCTCGTTCGTCATGGTGTACCCGATCGAATCGGTGTACCCGTAGCCGTCGAACCATTTGGAGCGGAGCACCGTCCACCACCCGTCGAGGTCGATCATCTTTTTGAGCGGGGCGTCGGCGTAGTTTTTCGCCGGCGGGCGGGCGGCCCGGATCGCGTCCTCGGCGATCCTCATTTTGACGCTACCGAGGAACGCTACCAACCCGCGGCCGCGGCCGGGGTCGCCGGTGCGGAGTGCCACCCCGCAATTGTGCCAGAACGACGACGGGCGATCGGCGTTCCGGGCGTCGATCCAAGCGAGCAGTTCAGCGGCGCCGCCGTCCATAAGCTCGGTCGCCCGGGTGTAGATCCCGCGGGCGGTTTTCGCGTCCATTTCTTTCCACCCGCGGTCACACCAGTAGACCAATTCAGAGGTGGTCGACGTGGTCCGTTTTTCCTCGGCGTCGGCGGCCGAAACGTAGCCGCGCTCGGTGACGATGTGTTCCGCCGCAGCAAGCTCGATCCAGAAGTCGCGGGCCCCGCGGAGCTTGTCCATTTTCTCGTCGATGTCGCCGGCGACCTCGGACCGGAGCCGGAACCACGCATCGACCGCGGAGAGCAGGTCGACGTTGCGGAACTTCCGCGCGCACGTTCCGCCGGTGACAACGTGATCCCCGGTGGCGTCCTCGACCATGATGTAGAGCTTGGTCCGGTTGTGCCGGATGCCGCACACATCGCACCGCCGCGGGTCCAAATCCTCGGCGATGTCGGCGTAGGTCGTCTCGCCGAGCAGGTTCACAAACCATTCCCCCTCGGCCGCGGCCTTGGCGGTGGCGATCAACGTGTGGTCTGGAATCTCAAGGTAGCTGGTCACGTCGGCGATTAGCTCGACCGCGTACACCGTGACCTCGTATCCGTACCGGTCGACGTGGGTCTTTTCCCCGGTGCGGCGCCAGCTGGCCCCGGCGAACGGGGTGCCCGTCGTGGTCAGCTTCAGCAGGTCGTCGATGTGATCTAGCTCGCCCGCGGTGAACCAAAACGTCGGGGGAGCTTCCGGGGTGGCGACCACCGCCGCGGCGTCGGCGGCGGGGTCGGTGTTGGTGTCGTTGGTGTCGGCGTACATGGTGCCCTCCCTAGCGGCCGGCGCACGCGGCGCGGTCGGCGCGGCGGCGCAGCTTCTTGTGGTGAGACTTGCGGGTCTTGCGGGAGCGGTCGTTCTTTTTCAGCGCCATGGTTAGTTGCCCTCCGTTGTGTGTGTGTCCGTCATCATGAGTAAATCTTGGCACGCAGCACCGGCCGTGTCAACAAAAATAAGCAATAAATTTTGCGAGGTCGGTGGGCCGCTTAGAGTAGGGCCTTCAGCAAGTCGTCCGCCCGGCATGGTTTGGGGAGGAACCGATCACAGGCGCCGGTGTCGATCGCCTCC